CTGCATATAATGAAGTACAAGAATCTAATTTATCTAAATCATGTGCTACTGAGGAAGAAGCAGATGCAACTGCTAAATTTAGAACTGCAGCTTCAGGTCGTCCATGTCATTTTGAAAAACGTGGTGATAAATTTGTAGTATATCGCTCAGAAGATCGTAAAGTACAAAAATCATTATCGTATTTTGCTCCTAATTTAAAACAATTTTTCACCGAAGAAGAATTAAAAAATGCAAAACATTAGAAATTATATTGAAAATGATCAGGGACTAGAAATTTTTACTATCCCTGATTTTTTAACTGATAAAGAATGTGATTATTTATGTGAATTAATTGAATCTAATAATACTCGTTCTTCAGTAGCTGGAGGTAACAGTTCTCATTCAACTTATCATAATGGAAGAACTAGTAATACTTCTAATTTAGATAAATTAGATAAAAAAACTGATAAAATTAATCATAAAATATATAGTGAGATTGGTATCTCTGAAGATTATGCTGAACCTACTCAAGGTCAAATATATCAGATTGGTCAAGAATTTGCTCACCATAATGATTATTTTGATGATGCAAATTACATAAATCATTGTTTATCTAGTGGTCAACGTACTTGGACATTTATGATTTATCTAAATGATGTTGAAGAGGGAGGGGAAACTGATTTTCCAAAAATTAATAAAAGATTTACTCCACAAAAACGAATGGCTGTAGTCTGGAGAAATTCTAATGGTAAAGGAACAGAAAACTCAGCATCTCACCACTCAGGAATGCCTGTAATAAAAGGGAAAAAGATTATTATAACTAAATGGTTCAGAGAAAATATTTTTAATTCTTCAGAAGATGCTAGATTATCTCAAGAAATAACAAAAACAAAACAGAATAAAAAAATATTCTCTAGTGTGGCCGATTTTCCTAGATTAACTCCATTAGGGTTTAAAGTAATAAAGTGTCCTGAAAATACATGGAGATTAATCAAAGAAGCATATGAATTATTAAAAGACAAAAAAGTAGAAGAACACTTCCCAGGAAAAGATGGAATAATTAAAGGAGAAGGGAACACAAGCGATTTATTAAGTTTAGATCATTTACCTACTATACGTTCAATTATCCATGAACAATTACTTCAAACCCATATTGATTTTGGGGGAGTTGATATTGAACCTACATTTATATATGGTATTAGATCATATAATAAAGGAGCTATATTAGGATCTCATGTTGATAGAATAGCAACACATCATATCTCTAGCATTATTATTGTTGATAAAGATTTAGAATGTGGGTGTTCAGTTACTAAAGGTGTTGAAAATGATTGGGCTTTAGATATTCAAGACCATGAAGGAAACTGGCATAAAATATATGCTGAAATAGGAGATATTATATTATATGAATCTGCTGTTTGTGAACATGCTCGTTTAGATTCATTTAAAGGTAATTGGTTTAGAAATTTTTATGTACACTATAAATTAAAAGATTGGGTTTATGAACCATAAAAAATACATTTCATTTGATACGTGGTGGGGTGGATTTTCAAATATTAGAATGACATATGAGTTAGTAGGAGCTATAAGTGTAATAACTAATAGAACTATAATTTTACCTCCTAAAATATATTGTTTATTTCTTTCTGAACATCATAATAAAAATTCATTTTTTAATTGGTGGGATGCTTTTGATTTAGAAGCTTTTAAATCTCAATTTGATTGTGTTCATTATGAGGATATTCCTGAATATGCTTTATTAGAAAATGATATTCAATATTTTGAGGGAGTTGATAAAATTGCCAAAATAATAATGTTCCAGGATGATTTTAATCAGTGGGGGGTTCAACGAGAAATTAAAAGCTCACAAGTATTAGCTTGTGATATTATAGATGATATAGATTTTAAAAGATTTGCGGATAATCGAGATATAATTAATTTAGAATTACCTGATAAATTTATTCATTTTCCTAGAAACCTATTTGGACATTTTTATTATCATGTTTATGGTAGCTCTCCACTTCAAAGAAATATTATACGGGATAAAATACAAAAAGGGATAAAATATAAATCATCGTTTTACGCTCAATCTTATAAAATTAAAGAAAAAATTGGAGATTATAATTCTATTCATATAAGACGAAATGATTTCTTATCTACACGCCCAGAAACCTCAACCTCACAAATAGATACCCTATTAGATGATATATCAGATAGAATACCTAATAATATCCCATTATTCATTGCTACAGATGAAAAGGATAAATCATTATTTGATGATTTAAGATCAAAATATGAATTATACTTTTTAGATGATTTCTATCAAAATTTACAAAAACATGAAGCTTTAATTCTGGATCAAATTATATGTAGCGAAAGTAATATCTTTTTAGGAAGTAAATTTTCTACATTTAGTGATTATATTAATATTTTACGAGGGTATACTAAAAAATTAGATTTTCATAGAGAAGGTACTAATTTTAAATTACCACCTCTTAATTATCTGTATTTTCCTTGGGAAAAAGATGGATACGGTTGGGAAAAAGTATATGATTCATATTGGAAACATGAAAGATCACATTTTAATGTAGGAATATATAGTTCTCATAATTCATCTATTGCTATTTCTTATAAAGGAGAAGTATTAGAAGTTGTTGAGTTAGAAAGATGGATAGATGTAAAAAACGCTGCTTTTTATCATCATTTCCCTGTTGATAATGCAAATGAATTAGTTGAAGACATTTACGAATATTTTAAAAATAAATATAATGCTTATGTATATGATAATTGTATGCATAATAGTTGTAAAGATAATATCTCTAAATTCCCATCCTTTAATTATGAATGGGTTCCCCATCATATTGCTCATATCTATAATGTCTCTTCTCATTCTCCAGCTAATAAAAGTTTAAATATAAGTTTTGATGGAGGTTCTGATGAAGGACATTTTAATATATATCTTATAGAAAATAGAGAAGCAACTAAAATATTTTCTACTACTCAAGATATATGTGTTCCTTACGCTGCAGTAGCTCATTATTTATCTCCTATAAAACAAGAAGATAATTGGTGGTGGGGTAATTTAGTATATCCAGGCAAATTAATGGGTTTAGTAGGATATGGAAAAGTAAGAGATGAATATTATCCTAAAATGTTAGAGTATTTTAAACAACAACAATTTGATGATGTAAATAAAGCTCATGAAAACTTTCAAAAAATATTTCAAGTAATACCTTCTAATAGATTTAATACTGAGGATTCATATGATATAGCTGCTACTTGTCAAAAAGTATTTGAAGATATATTTAATGAAATAGTACAACCTTTTATAGATAAATACCCAGATTATGAATTACAGTTTAGTGGGGGAGGAGCTTTAAATATAATTAATAATAGTAGATATGATGCGTTTACTTCTCCTAGTCCTGATGATAGAGGATTAGCTTTAGGTTTATTAGCTTCAAAAGTAAAACCAAATCTTATAAGCTCAGCATATTTAGGTTCGGAACCTTATGATGAATTACCTCCTCATGTAGAATATTCATGTAAAGAAGTTGTTGATGATTTAATTAATGAAAAAATATTAGGGTTAATTCAAGGAAGAAGTGAAAATGGAGCTCGTGCTTTAGGTAATAGAAGTATAATTTGTCTTCCTAAACTAGGGATGAAAGATAAATTAAATAATAATGTTAAAAAACGAGAATATTTTAGACCATTTGCTCCTATTATTCGTTTAGAAGATGCTTCTAAATATTTTATTTTTGGTAAAAATAGTAAATGGATGACTCATAATGCTATAGTAAAAGAAGAATATAAAAATGATTTAATTTCTATAGTCCATGAAGATGGCACTGCTCGTTTACAGACAATTACTAAAGAACAAAATTCTTTTATATATGATATATTAACAGAATTAAATAATAGAGGAGTAATACCAGTCATTATAAATACATCTTTTAATATTAATGGAAAACCAATATTAAACAAATATAGTGATGCTTTATGGATGAAAAATAATACCGGTATTGATGAAATAATTACAGATAAATATAAATTAATTTAATATGACTGAAATAGTTAAAGAATTTAAAACAAAGGATGGTATAGGTGCAATGTTATGGAAAAAAATATATGCGATGTCTTTTGCTTATAGAAGTAAATTATTATT